GTCTGCCAGAAAACATTCAGAGCCTATCGAAAATATATCCGCGACTTGGACGACAAAACCAGTGAGTGGTATTACGATCCCAAGCGGGCAAATCACGTCATCAATTTTGCCGAGAAGTATTGCCGCCACTCAAAGGGAAAGATGGCGGGCAAGCCTGTCATTCTTGAACTGTGGGAAAAAGCACATCTCGCCGTTGTGTTCGGCTTTGTCAACATCGAAGGAATCCGCAAGTACAGGAAATCAATCCTGATTGTCGGCAAGAAGAACGGCAAGTCTTTGATCGCTTCAATCGTTGCGCTGTATATGCAAGTTGGCGACGGTGAGGGCGGTCCTGAAGTCTACGCGGTCGCAACCAAAAAGGATCAGGCCAACATCGTATGGAACGAATCAGTTCGGATGGTCCGCAAGTCTCCCACCCTGAAGAAGCGAATCAAGGCGCTTGTGTCCGGTCTATTCTCCATGTTCAACGATGGAGTATATAAGCCCGTCGCGTCTGATTACGGCACGCTGGACGGCCTGAATATCCACTGCGTACTGATGGACGAATTTCACCAATGGAAGAATGGCCGGCCACTGTACAACATCATGGCGGACGGCGTAGGCGCACGCGAACAGCCTTTAATCTATATGACTTCCACTGCCGGAACCGTCCGCGAGGACATTTACGACGAGGAATATACCGAAGCAGAACGCATCATAAACGGCTATGACGACCCAGGCGGATACAAGGACGAACGCACCGCCCTGTTTATTTATGAACTGGATGCAAGGGCCGAATGGATTGACCCCAAATGTTGGGTAAAAGCCAACCCTGGACTAGGCACAATCAAGAACGAGCGGACCCTGGCGGAGAAAGTCAACCGGGCAAAATCAAATCCATCAATGGTCAAGAATCTGGTTTGCAAAGAGTTCAACATTCGGGAAACGGTCGGCGAATCCTGGCTAAACTTTGAGGAAATCGACAACCGGGAAACGTTCGATATTGAGAAGCTGAAACCATCATACGGGTTCGGCGGTTATGACCTGTCATCTACAAACGACCTGACCGCTGCTGCCGTCCTGTTCAAAGTACCCAATGACAGTAACTTTTATGTCATCCCAATGTTCTGGATTCCTGCCGACATCCTTGATAAGAAGATCCAGGAAGACAAGATTCCCTATGATATGTGGCGTGATCAAAAGTTATTGAGAACATGCGAAGGCAACCGGATCAGCTACAAGGACGTTGTCGCCTGGTTCGTTGAGATCCAAGAGCAGTACGGCATTTACCTACCCTGGCACGGTTACGACAGCTGGTCGGCATCGTACATGGTTGAGGAAATGAAAGCGACATTCGGTAAGGAATCGCAAGAAAAAGTCATTCAAGGCAAGTTTACATTATCCAGCCCGATGAAGTCGCTCGGTGCTGAAATCGTTGCGCACCATGTCATTTATAACAACAATCCCTGTCTGAAATGGTGCTTGACCAACGTATCGATTGACACTGATCTCAACGGAAACATTCAGCCAATCAAAGGCACATCGTCACTGCGCAGAATCGACGGGTTCGCCGCGCTGCTGAATGCGTTTGTTGCTTACGAGCGGCATCTGGAAGATTACAACAACCTGATTTGATGGAGGATGAGCGATGGGCATACTGGACAGATTTAGAAAGCCGATTGAGCAAAGGGCGGCGATGGAACAATATTTCAAAATGCTGACAGCCTATGCGCCGGCGTACTCGACATATCAGGGCGGTCTTTACGAGATGGCGCTGACCCGTGCGGCAATCCACACATTCGCCACACACTGCGGCAAGCTGTCGCCCAAGATGGTCGGATCGGCAAACAAATATCTTGAGCCGATCCTAACCTTCCAGCCAAACTACCTGATGGACACCTACACGTTCTTGTACAAGCTGGCCACAATCCTCAAGGTCGAGAATACCGCGTTCATCGTGCCAACCTATGACGAGTATGACCGCCGTATTGCGTTCTGGCCCGTCCGGTCGGTGGGATCCGAAGTCAAGTCAATCAATGGCAAGCAGTATTTAATCTATGCGGTTCCCGGCAACACCGGACGCACCGAAGCGATTGAACTGGAGAAGGTCGGAATCCTGCGGAACCACTATTACAAGCAAGACATCTACGGCGACGGAAACAATGCGCTTGATGCCACGCTGAATCTTATGTACACGCAGGATCAGGGCATTGTAGAGGGGATCAAAAACAGCGCAAACATCCGATTCCTTGCAAGACTGGCCAATATCCTGAAGCCTGAAGATGTCAAGAAAGAGCGCCAACGGTTCGTCACTGACAACTTAGGAACGGACAACAACGGCGGAATCATGCTGTTCGACCAGAAATATTCAGAAGTCAAGCAGATCGAATCAAAACAACTATTCATCGACGATAAGCAAATGGCCCTGATCAGACAGAACGTGTATGAATACATCGGCATCGGTGAGGACATCCTTCAGAACAAATTCAATGACGAGGTTTGGGCGGCTTATTACGAGGGCGCAATCGAACCATTTGCCATTCAGACATCGTTGGTTCTGACCAACCTGATCTACACAGCGAAGGAACGGGCGCACAAAAACATGGTTCTGCTCGAAGCGAACCGACTGCAATACGCGAGCAACACAACCAAGCTTAGTATTGTAACACAAATGTTTGACCGAGGCTTTATGACGCACAACACCGGACTGGAAATCTTCAACATGGCTCCGGTCCCGAACGGCGACAAGCTATTCATCCGGCGCGAGTACATGGAGATTGACGAGATGGGCAAACAGAAGATCGAGCCGGTAACGGAACCGCAGAAAGTAGAGGTGAAGCCAGATGATAACCCCGGACAAGAGGGAGTATAGATCATTTGATTTCCAGACAGACGAAATGAGAGCGACCGGTAAGCCGGTCGTTTTTAATTCGCCTGAAGTCATGTACCGCGACGGCGATCTGGAATATTTCGAACGGGTTGATTCTCGCGCTTTTGACGGCGCACAAATGGATGACGTTGTGCTGAATGTTGACCACGGCGGCAAACCGGCCGCCAAAACCCGGAACGGAACACTCAAATTAGAGATCCGCGCGGACGGTTTGTATATGGACTCAGACCTGTCCAAGAACGCCACCGGGCGAGAGCTGCACGAGGACATCATAAACGGATTTTACGACAAAATGTCGTACGCATACACCGTCGCAAAAGAAAGCTACGATCGCAAAACGCGGACACGCACGATTGAAAAGATCGACAGACTTTTTGATATCAGTGCCGTCACATATCCCGCTTATTCCCGAACATCCATTTCAGCGCGCTCGATCTTTGAGGCGGAGGCCGAAAGAGAACGTGCGGAGGCTTTGGCGCGCGAGGAAAGACAGCAGAGAATAACCGCTCTGCAAAAAGGAATCGATGAGGTGATTAACCAATGAACGAACGACTTATGGAAATCGACGCGCGCTTGGTAGAGATCAGAAGCGCAGTAGAACAACCTGACGCTGACCTGAATGTCTTGGAAGCGGAGGCTAACAAGCTCAAAGAGGAACGCGCCGACTTTATCAAGAAAGCCGAACAGCGGAAACGTCTGCTCGAAGGTATCGCAAGCGGTGCAGAACGTGCCAAAACAATCGAAAAACCAGAAGAAAGAGGTAATAAACACATGGAAATCTTGACCCGTGATCAGGCCATCGCCACCCCCGAATATCGGACCTACTGGCTCAAGGGCCTTCAGAACGCTCTGACCGACACGGAAAAGCGCGCCGGTGAATCCTGGTCGTCCGCGACCGCTCTGGGCGCCATCCCGACCGTCACCAGCGGCCTGTTCCTTGAAAAAATGATCCAGACCGCCCCGCTGCTGAATGAGATCAGCCTGTTCCGTGTTCCTGGCAACTTCTCTATCGGCGTTGAAGGCACTCGCGCAGCTGCCGCCATCCATACCGAGAACGCCGCGATCACCGCCGCCGATGACACCACGACCGTCATCACCCTGGGCGGTTACGAGATCGCCAAGATGCAACTGGTTTCCAAGACCGTGCAGAAAATGGGCGTCGATGCTTTTGAGCGGTTCCTGGTCGATCTGCTGGCCGGCGATGTTGGCCGACTGGTCGAGACCTATCTGGTCAGCGGCAACGGCACCACGCAGCCCAAGGGCATCGAGGAAGCCTACTCCACATGGACCAATGACACCAACGGCGTGCAGTGGGCATCTTCCAACACCCCGACCGCTGCCGAACTGATGGAACTGATCGGTTATCTGGAGGGCTCATATGCCCAAAACGCCAAGTTCCTGATGAACCACAAGACCTTCTGGAACAAGATCATGACACTGCGCGATGACAGCAAGTTCCCCGTTGTCAATGTTGACGGTTTGGAAAAGCGCCTGATGGGCTTCCCGGTCATCTTCTCCAGCAAGGTTGCCGATTACACCATGTATTTCGGCGACTTTAAGAAGGCTGTCTACGGCAACTTCTCTGAAGACATCAACGTGTCTTTGTCCGAACATGCCGGCTTTGCTTACAACTCCGTCGCATATCGCGCGTCTTGCATCTTTGACAGCAAGATCGCCATCCCCGGTGCGCTTGTTAAGGGCGCTACGAGCATCGCTTAAGGAGGCCATATAATGGGACTTATCCAGACTGACGCATACAGACATCCGTTGCAGGAAGTCCAAGTCGCCAGAATGGTTATCCCGGAAGCGGAGGCGGTTGTCGCAAGTGCAACCGCCATTCTCCCCGCCCGGGCCGCCACTGGTCCTTGTCAACTGGTCCTTATCGCGGCATCAGCCGAAACGGACATCCTGACTGTCAAATTCCAAGCCGCTCTTGCCGACGCCGCCGCACTTGCCGGAATCAAGATCAAGCTGGACGCTGCGTCCGATGATGTGCTGGCCGTTTCCGCGTCCGACACGACCGGATTGATCACAATCCTGCTCGCCAAG